AAGAGCACGGAGAAGATCGACGCTGCGGTTGCGATGGTGATGGCGCTTGATAGGGCTATCCGAAATGAGAACAAGGCAAGCGTCTATGATGAGCGAGGGCTATTGGTACTTTAAATGGTAACTTGGATATTATCAATACTAAGCATTGTGGGAACGTGGCTGAATGCCAGGAAACTGCGGTGCTGCTTTTATCTCTGGATCGGCTGCAATATGGGCTGGCTGGTCTGGGATATCGTAAATACTCTTTATTCCAGGGCGCTTTTGGATATCGTGCAGACCGTTTTCTGTGTCTACGGGATCATTCGCTGGGGAGGGGACTAAACCATTTCATTACAATAAAAGGCCTTTCTATTACAATTGAGCTGATTTTGCTGGACACCATGTAAAGCCGAACGTATACTGCGAGCATAGGAGGTGGAGAGCATGCTACGAAATAGTGAATTGAAACTTGCTGTAGAAGATGCCATCAGAAAAAACATAAATCGGTGCGGCGAGGAAGGCTGGCACCGGGAGGATATTGAAGAAAGCATCCGAGCAATGGGCGGTGATGAAGAAGACGTCCTTGAGGCCATCTTCATCGGAATGCAGCGCATCCTAGGATATGAAGTCGAGCGATGCGGCAACCGAAAAAGAGAAAGCATAAACTAAATCATATAATACTTGAAGCACTTCTTCGGAGGTGCTTTTTTCGTGGGAGGGATTATGAACATATTCGATATGTTTTTCAAATCAAGAGATAAACCTGAAAACCGGACCAGCGGAAGCTCCTACAGCTTTTTCCTGGGGACAAGCTCTGCAGGAAAGAGAGTAAACGAGCGTACCGCGCTTCAGATGACAGCGGTGTATAGCTGCGTGCGCGTTTTATCTGAAGCCATCGCAGGCCTTCCGGTGCATGTCTATCGGCTAAACGATAAAGGCGGAAAAGAAAAAGCAACAGATCATCCGCTGTACTTTCTTTTGCACGATGAACCAAATCCGGAGATGACGAGTTTTGCTTTCCGGGAGACGCTCATGACGCACCTACTTTTGTGGGGCAATGCCTATGCACAGGTGATCCGTAACGGCAAGGGTGAAGTGATCGGCTTATACCCGCTGATGCCAAACAGGATGAACGTAGACCGGGATCAAAACGGCCAGCTTTACTACGAATACATGGTAAGCCAGGAGGATGCGCCTACGATGAAGGGAACCACCGTAAAGCTTCCGCCATCGGAGGTGCTGCATGTTCCCGGACTTGGCTTCGACGGCGTAATTGGGTATAGTCCCATCGCAACGGCCAAGAACGCGATCGGCCTTGCCATAGCAACGGAGGAATACGGAAGTAAGTTCTTTGCTAACGGAGCCGCGCCATCTGGCGTGCTGGAGCATCCGGGAGTCCTTAAGGATCCTGGAAAAATCCGTGATAGCTGGACGCAGACCTTTGGCGGTAGTGCAAACTCGGGAAAAATCGCTGTTTTAGAAGAAGGCATGCGATACAGCCCGATTTCCATTCCGCCGGAGCAGGCGCAGTTTTTGGAGACCAGGAAGTTCCAGATCGAAGAAATCGCGAGGATCTTTCGGGTGCCGCTTCACATGATCGGATCCCTGGAACACTCGACTTTTTCTAACATCGAGCACCAGAGTCTGGATTTTGTGAAGTTTACGCTTAGCCCGTGGATATCCCGGTGGGAGCAGTCGATTGCGAGAACACTTCTAAGGCCAGAAGAAAAGAACGAGTACTTCGTGAAATTCAATGTGGACGGGCTGCTGCGTGGAGACTACCAAAGCCGGATGAACGGCTATGCTACGGCCCGGCAGAACGGCTGGATGAGCGCAAACGATATACGAGAGCTAGAGAATCTAGATCGCATCCCTGAAGAAGAGGGCGGCGATCTTTATTTAATTAACGGAAACATGACCAAGTTAAAAGATGCCGGTCTGTTTTCGGGAAAGGAGAGCCATGAAGAAGTTTTGGAATTGGACAAAGAACAAAGTGACTAACGAAGAAACCGGTGAGGAGATCATCGAACGCGTTCTGGAGCTTTACGGAACCATCGCAGAGGAATCCTGGTTCGATGACGACATTACGCCGGCCATGTTCCGCGACGAGCTGTTTTCTGGAAGTGGCCCGGTCACGATCTGGATCAACTCGCCTGGCGGTGACTGCTTTGCAGCAAGTCAGATCTACGCGATGCTAATGGACTACAAAGGTCCGATCACGGTCAAAGTTGATGGCATTGCAGCATCGGCAGCTTCTGTTGTTGCTATGGCAGGCACGGAAGTTTTGATGGCGCCGACAGCGCTGATGATGATCCATAACCCGGCAACGATTGCCATCGGCGATCACCAGGATATGGAGAAGGCCATCGACATGCTGGATGAAGTCAAGCAGAGCATCCTGAATGCATACGAGCTTAAGACATCGCAGCCGAGAAAGACTCTCTCCAAGATGATGGATGAAGAGACATGGATGAATGCGAAAAAGGCCGTAGAGCTTGGCTTTGCTGACAGCATGCTTGAAGATCCAAAGAAGGCCGCCGTCCAGGCTGCCTATGCATTCTCAGCAAGCGCTGTGGAAAGGTCCTTAATCAACAAGATTTCTGCGAAGGCTGTGCCTGCAGAAAAACCAGAAGAAACCGGACGCTCGGTAGATGACTTGAAAGCGTCCCTGTATAAGAAACTGCTTTAACGCAAAGGAGGAAAATACCATGACTATCACTGAGATGAGAGAAAAAAGAGCGAAGCTTTGGAATACGATGGAGGGCTTCCTCGATACACACAGAAACGATATGGGCGTGCTGTCTGCAGAAGATGATGCCACCTATACACGCATGGAAGCTGATCTTGATTCCATGACAAACGAGATCAAGAGAATGGAAAGACGTGATGCTCACGAGGCCGAGATGAATAAGGCCGTAAACGAGCCGATTAAGGCCAGACCAGATAACGGCGGCATGAAGCCGGAGAAGGTTGGAAGAGCATCGGAAGCCTATGCAGAAGACTTCGACCGTCACCTGCACGGAAAGCCGCTCCTGCATAACGTGCTTTCTACTACACCAGACGTGGACGGCGGATACCTGGTTCCGGATGACTTTGAACGTAACATCGTGATGGCCCTTGAGGAAGAGAACGTGGTCAGACAGCTGGCCAAGGTTATCACGACACAGCATGAGAGAAAGATCCCTGTTGCCGTCGGTCATTCTGTTGCGCAGTGGACACTTGAGAATGCGGCTTACCAGGAGAGCAATCCGACCTTCGGCCAGAAGCAGATCGATGCTTACAAGCTGACTGATCTTTGCAGAGTTTCTACAGAGCTTCTGCAAGATGCCGCTTTCGATATCGAAGACTACCTGATGAGGGAATTTGCAAGAGCATTCGGAATCGCTGAGGAGGAAGCATTCTGCGTCGGAACAGGTACCAACCAGCCGACCGGTATCTTTACTGCAAACGGCGGTCAGGTCGGTGTAACTGCAGCCGCGACAAACGCGATCACCGCAGATGAAGTGATCTCCCTTGTGTATTCGCTGAAGGCACCGTACAGAAGGAATGCAAAGTTCCTGATGCATGATCAGACCATCAGCCTTCTCAGAAAACTCAAAGACGGTAATGGCGCATATCTGTGGCAGCCTTCTGTGCAGGCTGGTGAGCCGGATAGACTTCTGGGTTATCCGATCTATACATCTCCTTATGTGCCAACCGTAGCTTCTGAAGCACTCACCGTTGGATTCGGCGATTTCAAGAATTACTGGATTGGTGACAGGGCCGGAAGAACGGTACAGAGACTGAACGAACTCTATGCGACCAACGGACAGATCGGTTACATCTCCACCGAACGTGTGGATGGAAAGATGATCCTGCCGGAAGGCGTGAAGCTTCTGCAGATGAAGGCATAAGGAGGCGGCCATGAGTGAATATAGCGTAAAGAACTACACCGAGCAGAATGGTGAAGTTACCCATATCGGTGGAAAGCTTGTCATTGACGAGGGAGGATCAGTAGAAGGTCTTCCTGGGGCAGGCAGCCAGATTGAGTATCAGGCGGACAGCACTGCAACAACCATCGTTGCTCTTAAGGACGATTTCAACGGTTTCCTTGCAAAGATAAGAGCAGCGGGCCTTATGGCCGAGGAGGAGCAGCAGTCCGGAGAATAAGCTATAGGAGGGACTGATGATTACACTTGAAGAGATGAAGCAGTACCTTCGAATCGACTTTGGCGATGATGATTCACTTATTCAGGATCTCATCGCCGGAGCCGAGAGGCTTTGTATGGACGTGGCCAGGGTAGATTCTGAGGAGGCGCTGCTGGCACTTACAAACGGCAAGATCGCAGTCTACTATGCAGTAGGGTATATGTACGAGCACCGGGAGGATGCAGATCACAAGCAGATGCTTCTTACCATCCGTGCACTTCTGTTTTCTGCCCATGAAGGAGGCTTCTGATGAACATCGCAATGTTAAATGAGCGCGTGACCTTCCAGAAAAACGAAGTGGTGACAGACCGAATTGGAAATCACACCAATGCTTGGACCGATTACTACGAGTGCGCGGCTACCATCAGCGGGGAAAGCGGAAGAGAAGACCAGGAGGCGGGCCAGACCACAGAGCATCCGGACATGAATGTGACCATCCGCTGGTGCAGGAAGGCCGCCGCCATTACAGAGGACGGCTACCGCATCCTTTTTCACGGGGAGATATATAACATCACTGGGATCGATCATTTCTCATATAAGAACGAGGCACTGAAATTCCGGTGTCAGAAAGCGAGGCGCTGATGGCAAAGAAGGTGACTGTTGACGCCCTTGCAGATGCCGTAATGAAGGAGCTGGAGGAGTATGCCGATGTCGTAGATACCGATATGCGAAAAGCCGTGACCAAAGCTGGACAGACGGTCCGAAAAGACATTATGGCGAGAGCACCAAAGCGGCATGGGGACTATGCAAAAAGCTGGTCCACGAAAAAGACCCGTCAGACGTCCAGATCGCTTGAGGTAACTGTCTATTCCAGAAACCGCTATCAGCTGGCACACCTTCTGGAACACGGTCATGCAAAACGCGGCGGCGGAAGGACCCGGGCTATTTCCCACATCGCTCCGGCAGAGGAGAAGGGGATGCGGCAGCTTGAGGAAGACATCAAAAGGAGCATCAGAAATGGATAAACTACTACAGATCATATCCGAGATCGACATTCCTTCTGCCTACGATCATTTCGCAGAGGGAGAATCGCCTGATCCGCCTTTTCTATGTTATCTGCTGCCGGGAGTCGATCACTTCGCTGCTGATGGCAAGGCCTACTTCAAAGTGGACCAGGTGCATCTGGAATTATATACGGACAGGAAAGATCCGGATACAGAACAAATGATAGAAGCTGTGCTCGATGGGCACGGCATTTTTTATGACAGGACAGAGGTATGGATCGAAAGCGAACAGCTGTATGAAGTCCTGTACTATTTTGAATTGGAGGCGTAACAATGAGTAACAAAGTCAAATACAATCTGAAAAACGTGCATGCCGCTGTCCTGACAGAGACGGTGACAGACGGCGTGACGGTATTTTCCTATGGAACGCCAAGACCCATCCCGGGTGCGGTATCCATCGCCCTGGATGCAGAAGGCGAATCAAGCCCGTTCTATGCGGACGGCATTGTGTACTTCAGATCCGTAACGAATAACGGATACTCAGGTGATCTTGAGATTGCCCTGATCCCAGAATGGTTCAGAACCGATGTGCTGCAGGAGGAAAAGGACAGTAAGGGCGTTCTGATCGAAAAGAGCACCAATGCTGAGAACACCAAGTTCGCTCTGCTCTTTGAGTTCGATGGCGATGAGAAGGCCATCCGTCACGTCATGTACAAGTGTACCTGCTCTCGTCCGTCTCTGGAATCTGAGACGAAGGAAGATACCATTGAGCCGGGTACAGAGAAGCTGACTATCACCGCTGATCCAAGATCCGATGGCCTGGTGAAGGCCCGCACCGGAGATGATGTGGACGAGACCACGTATCAGAACTGGTACCAAAGCGTTTATGTATCTCAGGCAGCAGCGGCAGCAGAGCCGGGGGAGGGTTAATCCATGATCGAAAAGGTAATTGATATCAGCGGCCAGGAGGTAAAGTTTAAATCCTCTGCAACGGTACCGAGGCTTTACCGCATCAAGTTCAAAAGGGATATTTTCAAAGACCTGGCGAAGCTGGAAAAGGCATATAGCAAAAAGGCCAAAGACGGCGAGGATATCGAGATCGATGATCTGGAAATCTTCGAGAACGTAGCATACATCATGGCCTATCATGCAGATCCGACCATTCCGAAGACCATTGACGAGTGGCTGGATCAGTTTGAGATGTTTTCTATCTATCAGGTGCTCCCGGAGATCCTGGAGCTTTGGGGTACGAACATGATGACGGACATTAAATCAAAAAAAGAATTAGCAGAAGTGAGCGGGAGATGACCACGCCACTGTTCCTTCTGCGCTGCATAGAAATAGGGATATCCGTATCAGACCTTGATTTACTTACCGTAGGTCTGGTGCTGGATATCTGGACAGAAAAGACGAATGACGGCGTGAAATATGCCCGCGTAGCAACGCAGGAAGATTTCGACAAGTTCTGATTCCCTGTACCTTTACTATTCATGGTATACTGTCTATAACATGGGGATAATGTTAAGATTAGAATTATACAGGGAGATGATATATCATGATGGGATATACACATGCGGCATGGGGTGCGGCAGGAGCGGTTTCGCTTGCAGTACTTGGCGGTGATGGAACACCTGGAACTTACGTTATGGCTGCGGTGGCGGGCTCACTAGGTGGTGTTGCGGTTGATATTGAGGTAAAGGACCAGTTATCTAATCCTAAAGTTACCGATGCAGGGAGAACAAGAATAGCGGTTTTGGGACTGCTTGCATTAGGGGTGCTAGTCGACTGGATATTTAAACTTGGTGTTCTGTCTCAAATTATTAATACCGGGTATGTTGCGTTAGGCGGAGCTGTAGCATTTCTGATATTTATGGTAATATGTCATTTCACGCCTCACAGAACATTTACCCATTCACTGCCATTCATCGCAATATCCATGTTCTGTATTGGTGCGGTTTATCCGATGGCAGCAGTATACTATACTGCCGGCGCACTTCTTCATGTGATTCTAGATCTGTTCAATCACCAGGTTAGGGAGAAGCATGGCGTATGGTTGTTGTACCCGATCAAATTTGGGAGCGGGATTGCATTGAAACTATGCAAGGCCGGCGGAAAGGGCAATAAGGTTCTCTATTTTATCGGTCTTGGATTATTTGTATTAAGCACTGCAATTTACATCTATGCAGGGAAAGATAATGGAAACATCATTGCTCCCATTATTGTTGCGGTTTATATTATTGTTATTCTACACTTTGTTCGGACAAAATCTGAACGTGAGTTACGGCATATAGAGCATATGCGCGGGCATTAGAAAAATAAATAATGTTGATTAGAAGCATCTCTTCGGAGGTGCTTTTTTCATGCCATTTTGAGGAGGTGAAGATCTGTGGCGGGCAGGATCAAGGGAATAACCGTTGAGATCGGTGGTGATACCACAGGTCTTGATAAGGCACTAAAAGGCGTAAACAATTCCATACGTACAACGCAGTCAAGCCTGCGTGATGTGAACAGACTACTTAAGCTGGACCCTAAGAACACTACGCTTCTGTCACAGAAACAGAAACTGCTGAAGGATTCGATCAATGCGACAAAAGAGAAACTGGACAGCTTAAAGGAAGCCCAGGTCCAGGCAAAGCAGCAGCTTGAAAATGGCGAGCTCGGCCAAGATAAGTACGATGCTCTGCAGCGTGAAATCGCGGAGACAGAAGCCGAGCTAAAGCGTTTGGAGAAGGAAGCGGCCACCGCAGAGAGCAAGCTCGCGAAAATGGCAGACGTCGGAGCTAAGATGCAGCAGACCGGAGATGCCATGGCGGGGGCCGGAAAGAAGCTCATGCCGGTGTCTGGTGCTGTGGCAGGCCTTGGTGCAATCTCGGTAAAGACCGCTGCGGACTTTGATACTGCCATGAGCAAGGTGGCTGCGGTGTCAGGTGCGACGGGAGACGACTTTGATAAGCTCCGCGCTAAGGCTCGCGAGATGGGATCAAAGACCAAGTTCTCTGCATCCGAAGCCGCCGAGGCCATGAACTATATGGCTATGGCTGGCTGGAAGACCGAAGACATGCTCTCCGGCGTAGAGGGCATCATGAATCTTGCGGCAGCATCTGGAGAGGACCTGGCGACCACTTCAGATATCGTAACGGATGCCCTGACTGCCTTCGGTCTTACCGCCAAGGACTCCGGGCATTTCGCAGACATTCTTGCGGCAGCATCGTCAAACGCAAATACCAATGTCGGCATGATGGGCGAGACATTCAAATATGCTGCGCCGGTCGCAGGTGCGCTGGGCTTTTCCGCTGAAGACACTGCCCAGGCCATCGGCCTTATGGCGAATGCCGGAATCAAGTCCTCGCAGGCAGGTACATCGCTTCGGTCCGTGATGACGAATCTGTCAAAGGACTTTACCATCAGCGGAGAGAAGATCGGTGATGTAACGATCGCAACCACCAATGCTGATGGGAGCATGCGAAGTCTCAATGAGATCCTGGCAGATTCCAGAAAAGCCTTTGCAGGTCTTTCTGAATCCGAGCAGGCGGCAGCAGCTAAGACACTGGTTGGAAAGAATGCCATGTCGGGTTTTTTGGCGCTGATGAATTCCTCACCGAAAGACGTCGCTAAGCTCGAAGGAGCGATTGCTGGATGCGATGGCGCGGCAGAAGGCATGGCCGAGACCATGCAGGATAACCTCATGGGCCAGATCACGATCTTAAAGAGTCAGCTGCAGGAGCTTGCCATCTCCTTTGGCGATGCACTGATGCCGATGATCCGAAATGTAGTATCCCATATACAGTCCTTTATTGATCGGCTGAATCAGATGAGTGAAGGGCAGAGAAACGCCATCATCCGCATCGGCATGTTTGTAGCAGCTCTGGGACCGATGCTCCTTATTATCGGGACGCTTATTTCAAAAGTCGGTATCGCGATCCAGGGCTTTACCAAGCTCGCTCCGGTCTTTGCAAAAGTATCCGGGGTAGTGAGTAAAGCCGGCGGGGCGATGGGGATTCTTGGAAAGGCCTTCAGCTTTTTAATATCACCTATAGGAATTGTAATCGGAGTCGTAGCCGTTCTGGCTGCGGCTTTTGCGCATTTATGGAAAACGAACGAGAAGTTCCGAAAGACCATGACGGCCATATGGAACCAGATCAAAGATTCCGTTGGAACGTTTGTAGCAGATATAAAGACGAGATTCTCCGGGCTTGGCACCAGCTTTTCAGGGCTCGCGCTGGCCATGAAGAAGATCTGGGAAGGTTTCTGTAAGGTGCTGGCGCCACTGTTTGAAGGTGGATTTAAGGTAGTTGCGACAGTCCTGCAGACTGTCCTAAACACTATCATTGGTGTGCTGGACGTTTTCATCGGTGTATTCACCGGCGACTGGAAAAAGGTATGGCAGGGTGTGAAGACAATTTTCTCAAGCGTCTGGGCCGGCATCAAGGGAATCCTCACCACTGCTTTAGGTACGATCAGAAAGGTCGTAGCTACGGTGCTTAGCTGGCTTGGCACCAACTGGAAGAAAATCTGGAATGGAATCAAGACGGCAACCTCAAAGACTTGGAATGGTATGAAGAACACGGCCAGATCCGTATTTAATGGTATCAAGACCGCAGTTCTGACACCGATCAAGGGTGCGAAGGCTGTCCTGGCGAGTGTCTGGAGCAGCATCAGGAGTGCAACGACTGCAGTCTGGCGGGGCCTTCGAAGCACCGCAAGTTCTGTATGGAATAGCATCAAGACTGCTGTAACAAATCCGGTCCGGACAGTGAAATCAACACTATCATCGCTTTGGAATGGCATCAAGAGTACGGCCAGCTCCGTATGGAACAGCATCAAAAATGCCATGATCTCTCCGATCGAATCTGCTAAGTCGAAGATCAGCGGTATTGTCAGTAAGATCAGGGGGTTCTTCCCCTTATCGGTTGGCAGAATATTTACCGGACTGAAACTTCCGCACATCAGTGTGAGCGGAGGTAAGGCGCCATTCGGTATTGGCGGAAAAGGATCGCTGCCATCCTTTAGCGTCTCCTGGTATGCCAAGGCGATGGAGAAGGGCATGATCCTCGACCGGCCGACGATTTTTGGCGCCATGAACGGAAAACTCCTGGGAGCAGGAGAAGCAGGATCGGAGACGGTTGTTGGTACGGATGCTCTGAT